CTTCACTTACCATCCATTGAGGTTTTATTATTCCTTTTTGATAGTGAATAATATGCCCTATTTCGTGATAATAAATACTTTTTTGATATCTTTTGCTTCTTTGGTATCTGCTACCTTTGTCAATATAAGCCTCATTTTTAAAGCAATTTGCGTATGCTCCTTTTTTGCTTTCTTGCAATGTTATTGGGGCATTTAACATATCAAACATTCTTTCATCCAATTCAACACCCCATGCTTTTAATGTTTCAGTAGGTTTAAACGGATTTGGAACTTTCGGCACTTCAATAATCGGTGCAGGCTTTGGTGTTGTTGATAACGGTGGTAAATTCCAATTAACTTTAGCTGCTTCCTTATCGCCTTTCGCAATGTCAAAATATGGGTGCTTATCTTTGCCCTTACTTTTAAACACATAGCCATCCTGTCCTGCATTCATACGAAACAATGGTGGCACATCATTAGGCGGTGTGAACTTGCTCAAATCCGTTTCTTGCCCCTCTGATAGTTGTATTACGGTACAACGACAACGCCATCCGTTAGGGGGATAGTATTGTTTCCAAAAAGGGTCGCTTATAGGGCGAATAATATTGTCTAAAGCTGCGTGTGTTGGTCTTACTCTGCCATCACCAACGGTTTGATATTGTAACAATGGCAACACATCGGCATCCATTTCAATACGCTTCCAGTCCGATGCCATACGTGCTGATGCTTTAGCAGTTTGATATTCGGCTTGCAAATAGTCTTGGTTGTAGATGCCAAATATAGGCTCTGCTGCGCGTTTAAATGCGTAAAAGTTACTTTGATATTCAGGCACTGCTAACAATGCAGTTAACGCTTTTGTTTGTTGATAGGTTTTCGCACCGCTAAACACATAGATGTTATTCAGCAAATCGGCAGTTAATACTTCATCAACAACGGGTGCTAAATCAATGCCATCTTTTAGATACTTTGCGGTTTTCAAATAGATTCCTGTTGGCAACTGTTGAGGATTAACCGCGCCAATCCAAACATCATTTGAGAAACGATTGAAGTCGTTTTCATCAAATGGGGTTGGTGGGTCAACTTCCTTACCTACGTTGCAAAATCCGCACATTACTTGTATAAATTACGCAGTTTGTTTTCTACCTTAATTACTTCTTCTTCTTCATCGGCTTCGGGCAGTTCATCCATTATCTCAACACCATATTTGTGTTCTAAATATTCGTGTTCTAATTTAATGCCTGCCTTTAAAAAGTCAACATCAATCTTTGCTTGCTCTGCTAACGGTAAACTTTCGCTTTCATCATATTTAAACGTGCAGCCTGTTAGGTCAAATCCGTTACGAATCATCATCGGCACTAACTGGTCTTCAATAATGAACTGCATCTTTAACGTGTCTTGCTTTGCAATCATAGCAGCAACCGATTCATGCACGTTCGCGCTTCCACTGTATGACTTTTCATCAGTTGTGCCTGTTTGCCCTAATATAATCTTACTAATTTCTGAATTGCAACGCTCCACCATTTTATCGAATACTGCATAGGCATCTGTTCTACTTGCTTGCATCAATTCGATGTTATCGTTCAAATCTAACACCGCCCACGAAGCTACACCCATATTGCGCAACATATTCTCCATGTTTTTTCGGGTCATTTCATCGCGCACATCGGTCTTGCCTACTCTTATCGGGCTGCCAAATACCTCAGCAAATTCTGCCCACGCTGCCATTGCGTTTTTCTTCCAAATAACGTATGGCGCAAGGTACATCATTAGCCCTAAATCTTTCTTTTCGCCAACTCCTATACACCAGTTATTATATGGTGCTTCATCAAATCGTTTACCCTCTGTTACCGTTGCAGTGTTGGTGCGAACTAAACTAAATTCAGGCACTACATAAATGCGCGGTATAAGGTCAACACTTGTATATCTATCGTTAACAATCGCGCCAAATTGAACACAACTGAAACCCCAAAATATGCTATCAAGTGCAAGGTTTTGGAAGTCATAAAACCACTTTTGATTGAAGTAAGCGGTTTTAGTTTCATCCATTTCGCCATCTGGTCCACACACCATAAAACGCTTGCATAACACCTTTGATTTGCGTTGCAAAATTGCCGATTGCACTTGCCCATCTAAAACGATTTGCTGATAGGTCTGCATTAACAAGAAGCGGTTTGGGTACATTGGCGATTCAGCCGCCTGTAAAGCTATGTTGTACTTTGTTGCATCTTGCCTTACACGTTGTAACTGCTGCTCAAAGTCAATAGTCTTGCGTATGTTCGCCTTAGTTGGCTGCGGTTTGTTGAAGTTAAATATATCGTTATACCAAGCCATTATTTGAAAAAATTATCTTGTTTATCTAAACTATTACCGTATCTGATACTAAAGCCCTCGCTATCGGTTGTATTGATGTTCAACACCTCAGCGGTGTCTGTGCCACTTGCCCACGCATCTAATTGGTCTAATGCCTCGCGGTTGCGTTCAATTCTTAATTCGGGTATGTTTCTTGGGTTAATCCTTGCGTGTAAGTTATACAATGTCATATCCATTGCCAACTCCACAAACATAGGGTATCTGTTATCGCCAACTGTCCAATAGGTTGCGTTACTTGTTAGCACGTTAACCATTGGTTGCCAGTACGCAGTTAATGTTAGCTTTTGGTTTGTACTTGCTGCTATGGCAGTGTAAACATAGCCATTGTTATCGGTTACGATGTTGCCTATAATGTATTCGGTTGTTTTATCCCATCTATCGAAGTCATTAACGTGTGTAATAACCTCGCCTGCAATAACTCTGTCACGTGTTCTGTAATGCGTAGCTGCTGAATAGGCATCCATTGTGCCTAATTCGATGTCCACCATGTAACGCTGCACTAATTTCGTGCGCATTCTTGAAATGGCCTTAACCTCGCTATCATACAAATTTTGCGGTGTGTTCTCGGTGATTTGATTTAAGTCAACCGTTTGAATTATGCTTAAATAGTCGGAGGTTTTTAAGAATCGTGCCATGATGCAAAATAATATAATAAATTTTGATATTTGGTAAATATGTAACTAAAATCTACTAACTGATTTAAACTCCGCATCTCTACCCACAACAACAAGCGGTTTGATAATTCCTGTTTGAAAACGTGCGTATTGTGAGGCGAATACTGATGTAATTAAATAACGTGTTAAATCTACAATGTGACCAAATGGTTGGTAACTTACTTTGGTCACAGGATCGGTTACGGTTTTTTTATCTACTTTGCCGTTTTTATCCTCCTTTGTATTCTCAAAATCTAATATTGCAACTCTGCAACTTTCATCAGCTATAAATGAAATGCCTTGCTCATTATAGCCTAAAATAGCATTAAAGAAGTCGGCACTTGGGCGCACATTAGGGTTTGATTTAGCCACTCTGCGAATCGGTTTAACTTCATCTAATTCATTAATTAATAAGCGAAATAAGTCAAAACCCTTTTCTTGTTTAACGTCATCCTTTTGCGATGTGCTATCGCCACACACATAAACATGGCCGTTATGCTTCCAATGTCTTAACCGTTGCATTATAGCCCTGCCCATTGCTTTGGTTGTGTTATCTGGGTTCTTTAGCGCAATGCAGTCAATCAATCTTATTTCGTTTTCATCACTAATTTGAAAGATGCCGCAAGGGAAATAAGGGTTTACGTTTTCATCAAATGAAAGCCAAACTGCTAATGATGGGTCATAGGTTACAATGCCAGTGTGTTTAATTGTTGACCAACTTTTAAGAAATTCGCCACCGAAATCTACTTTACCCCATTCGCCAAGCACATAAACTTTGTGCAGGTTTGGGTTTGCTTTAACACGTTCGGTTAAATGGTGGATGTAATCGGCATCTAAAAATGAATTGTCTTTGTACGTAGTATTCATCAACATGGTTTCGGCATCAGGTTCATCAAAGAATCTGCGCTTTATCCAATGCTGCTCACTTATTGGGTTAAATGTGATAATAAACTGTTTATAGTTATTCGTTTCGCCTCGCACACGAAGTTCTAACTGATTAAAATCTAATTCATCCAACTCGGTTGCTTCTTCACACCAAACTGATGTGATACCTGCAATTGATTTAATTTTTTCGGGGTCATCCATTCCTGCACAAAGTATTTCATTACCTGTTGGATTGTGAGTAAAACGCATTTCACTTTTGTTTATCGTAAATTCGCTGAATATATCGTATTCTAATAGCTTATCAACAAACAATTGATAAACACTATTACGAATGGTGGTTGCTACCTTTCTAATGCAAAGTATGCGATGCCCTTGCTCGGTTGTGATGCGCAGGATAATCTTTTGAACGGCCGCGATTGATTTGCCAGAGCCTGCGCCGCCTTTAAGCACTAAATAGCGATGTTTGCTTTCAAACGCGCTCTTATATACTTTATTTGTCTTTATCAACATATTCTACCTGCCACAATTTAACCGCTTCACCTTTGCTTGTCAAATCAGCATTAACCGATGTTGGTATAAGTTTAGCAGCCAACTTGTAAAACTCGGTTGGGTTCTCTTTGGCCCAGTTAGTAAGTTTAGCTTCTTTATCTTCCTGTAACTCACTAAACGCTATTTCAAACGCTTCTTTAACTGATTTTGTCAGTTTGTTGGGGCTGCCCTTTCGACTACCGCCACCTGATTTTTTACCTATTGCCATATTTATCGCAATTTAACGCACTATGCCATAAAACTTTCATAGCACAAAGATAAGAATTATTTTAATAAGTTTAGTATTTCAGTTTGCATCTGCTCAAACGATGTGGCCACAATGTAATTACCTCCATCTGATTCGATTGCTGCTTTGCGTTTAAGTTGTGCTTCTCCCATTTTATCCGTTGGGGATTTTACTTCTATGGCAAAAAGTTTCCCTTTAAGAATACATTGTATGTCCTCCATTCCTTTGTTCAATCCTGCAATGTAACCTATCCCTTTTCGATATCGGCCCTCACTACTAATGCGCCTTGCACTATTGCATCTATGTACTGCTTTAAGGTAGGCAATAATCAAATCAGTAAACTTATTAGTATTGAAAGCATCTTTGGTTTCTTTCGGTTGGATAACATTGTTAACGGGTAAGTCTAAATGGTTTGTCGTGAGCTCCGCTTTGCGCTTCTTAACGATTTTCTTTTTATTCAAGTTAAATCGCTCAATCGGTAATGTTTGCCAAAATGCTTGGGCCATGTTTGACCGTTTGTATTGATTGTGATAATAAAGTTCAAATTCGGGGATTGTGTAAATTTTCATTTTTTACAAATTTGGTTTTTTACAAAGGATTTAACAACTTTTTTACAGATTTTTTACAACGCTGTATGCTTACTTACAGTAGCTATATATATTATTATTATTATTATTATATATAGTATATAA